TCTTAGCGGCATGAAGCGGTGGCTGAACAGCGCAGCCATCATGCCTTTGTGGTATGATGCTGTATATGGCGAACAGGCTGCTCGTCAGAAATTTGGTCGTAAGCATCGCACTGCACTACCTACCAAGCGTGATGCTCTATGGTATGGTGACGGCACGAAACTGAATCTGTACTACCGAGACGAGACTGGTAAGGTGCGGACCACTCAGGTGTATGTGGTGATAGACGCTATGAGCGAGGTGATGCTTGGTTGGCACATCAGCGATTCAGAGGACTATGAGGCGCAATACCACGCTTACCGTATGGCGATACAAACGAGCGGATACAAACCTTACGAGATTGTGCATGACAACCAGGGCGGCCACAAGAAACTGGATGCTGATGGCCTCTTCAAAAAACTCTGCCATATACACCGAACAACACAGCCATACAATGGTGAGTCGAAGACGATCGAGGCTGTATTCGGTAGATTTCAACAGCAGGTGCTGCACAAAGATTGGCGCTTCACAGGTCAGAACATCACCGCCAAAAAAGAGAGCAGTCGTCCGAACCTTGAATTTATTGAAGAGAACAAGGATAGCCTCTACACACTTGCAGAACTGAAGGATGCTTACACTCTTGCTACCAAGGAATGGAACGAAATGCGGCACCCAGCCTACGGCACGAGCCGTCTGGAGGCTTACAAAGGGAGCATGAACGAAGAGACGCAGGAAGTAACGGCCCACGACATGGTGGATATGTTCTGGGTTACAGCTAAGCGTATGAGCACATTTACCGACCAGGGTATCATGGTAACCATCAAGGGACAGAAGCGGCAGTACGAGGTAATGAGTGAGCCAGGCGTGCCAGATCATGAGTGGCGCAGACAGCATACCTACGAGCGGTTCGTCGTGAAATACGATCCTTACGACTTTGGCAGCATACGTCTCTACAAGAAGGACGCCGACGGCAGTCTTCGATTCGAATGTGTGGCAGAACCTTACTTAGTGGTACATCGTGCCATACAAGAGCAGACCGAAGGTGAAGCAGCCTTTATTCGTCAGGAACAGACCGCAAACACGGCTGATCGCATAGAACGAACGGTGGCAGGACGGGAGATCGAGAAAGCCCACGGCGTGTTGCCGGAACAGCACGGACTACGCAGTCCCAAGCCAAAAGGCATGACAGCAGCCGAACGCAGACAAATAGATCGTCGTACAGGAATCTATAGCCGTCCAGCTGAGGAGTATAAAATTGGTCGCAAGACTAAACAAGTGAGCCTTGAAGATTGGTCGACAGTAGAGACTACTGTAGTTGATATAGCCTCAGTTGCGGGCAAATTATAAAGTAAAAAATGACTAAATAAAAGTTTTATGAGCAAGTTGACACAAAACGAAAAGGTACAGATTCAGGCCAGTTTGAAGCAATACGTTTCCAAGTATCCCAGCCAGAATAAGGCAGCACAGAGTCTTACAGGGACGAGTAGTGCGACGATAAGCAGTATTCTGCAGGGTAAGTGGGAGAACATTTCGGACGAGATGTGGCGCAATCTTGCATCACAGCTTGGGACAAGTACCGGAACAGACTGGCAAGTTGTAGAGACAAAATCTTTTCAAGAAATGGTATTTGCCATGCAGGATGCTCAGGCTGTCAGAAATGTTACGTGGGTTGTGGGCGAAGCAGGATGTGGAAAGACAACGACTGCTAAGCTTTATGCCAATGACCATAATGAGGTGTTTTATATCCTCTGCTCAGAAGATATGAAGAAAAGCGACTTCATCCGCGAGATTGCACGTCGTATCGGTCAGAGAACAGAAGGTTACAGCATCAGAGAGTTGCTCGACCGAATTATTGACGACCTTATTCAGATGGATGCACCGCTACTCCTCTTCGACGAGGCGGACAAACTGCCAGAGCGCGTGTTCCATTACTTCATCGATCTCTACAATCGTCTGGAAGACAAGTGCGGTATCGTCTTTTTCTCTACGAGTTATATCAAACGCCGTATGTCGATGGGCCTGCGCTACAACAAGTGCGGCTACAATGAGATTCACTCGCGCATCGGCCGTAAATTCTTTGAGCTGGAGCGGACAGGTGCTCATGATGTCTACGCCGTGTGTATGGCAAATGGTGTGACAGATAAAGCACGCATATCAGAAGTGGTGAGAGATTCGGAGGAATACGAGTTTGATTTAAGGCGTGTGAAGAAGAGTATTCATAGGATAAAACTGATGGCTGCTCAAACAGCGGTCAAGCAGCGTTTGAATAGCCATAAAACAGAAGGAAAATGAACAGAGCAATGTCAGTAATAGATATGCTACGTATGAAAAAAGAAACCTATCCTTTTGAGGGTGTTTGGGCTGATGCCTTCGGTTCGCCAGAACGTAACGGTGTCTGGTTTATCTGGGGACGCAGCGGAAGCGGAAAAACAAGTTTTACCATGAAGCTCTGTAAAGAGTTAGCAAAGTTTGGCAAGGTCGCTTACGACAGCCTGGAGGAAGGCTTCTCGCTGACGATGAAGAACGCCCTCATGAAAGCCGGCATGCAGGATGTGGCGAGACGGTTCGTACTGCTCTGTGAGGGCATGGAGGAACTGGACGCACGGCTGAGCAGGCGCAAGAGTCCCGATATTGTTGTGATAGACAGCTTCCAGTACACACAGATGAGTTTCAAGGACTACCAAGACTTCAAAGACCGACACAGGGACAAACTGCTCATCTTTATAAGTCAGGCTGATGGCAATAAGCCAGCAGGACGTACAGCTATAAGCGTAATGTATGATGCGGCATTGAAGATCTGGGTGGAGGGTTATCGGGCCATCAGTAAGGGACGGTATTTTGGGAACCTGGGCTATTATACCATTTGGGAGGAGCGGGCAAATATATACTGGGGAGAAAATCCTAAAGAGTAAGGTTATGGCAAAAACACGAGACAATCTACTATATAGGCTACGTAAGAAGGGCGTGAGGGTACAAACACGGGAGAGGACGATCTTTTTTGCCTTTGACCAAGAACCATTTAATGTTACACAGGTGAAGCGATTATGCAGAGAATATCATTTTAATGTACAATTAGAAATACGATAGTTATGAGCAAAATAGCAAGACAGATAGAGCTGCGTCCTCCCAGTGTGAAGACAACGAAGGAGAGGATTGTGAGTAAGGGGCATGATTGCGAGTATTGCCAGGGAAATGGTTACTTCGTCGGTTGCAATTACAAGGGCCAATCCGAAAAAGAATACTGCCCGATTTGTGGAGGCAGCGGCAAGCTCGATGCCGTGGTAACAATCGAATGGAAAGAATCAATATTATAAAGATAAAATATGATACGAGTAGAATTTTCATATGGAGGTCATCAATTTGTCAAGGAGAATACGGTGACCCGGAAAAACAGAAAGGGCCTATATGATTTATATCGTTGCTCATGCTGTGGTTTGGAGGTTAAAAGTTATTTGCTTGGGACAATTGACGTGTATGAGAAGGACAAAAACAAGCTAAACAGTTGTATCAATAGGCTGGACAAGAAGTATATACAGATAACTCTTTGCACGGCAAGTGGTCCCCAGTTCAAGAACTTGCTTCCAGCAAGTAAACACACCATCATCTCTCCACCGGAAGGATATGATAGAAAACGAGGAGAATGGGTAATGGGAGTAGGCGAACCGGTCCTTGTGTTATTCGGTGAGTTCATTTACATTTAATAATCATTAAACGAAAACTATATATGGCAACTATTTTAGACGAAATCAAGAAGCGCATTCAAGTGTGGCACGAGCAGCGTGCTCAGCGTATCGAAGCGGAGCGTCAGGCACTACTCGACGCGGAGGCGCGTGAAGCCGTGCAGGTGATGGAATTCAACGGCAGGCTGTACATCTGTGTACACGGCAAACCACTGTTTGACATCGACATCTTCAAGGGCAGCGTGGCCGAGGTCGTAGCCAATGGCCGTAGGGCTTATAAAGACTGGAAGGAGGAGAAACTATGGGAAAAGTAAATATTGGACCACGATATTATCGTGTTACTGTCGTCATTAAACCGGAAGGATTTAATAAGATATTATTGGAGGGACTTTTTGTTTATGGAAAAGAGGCATATACTCTTTCGGAAATCAAAAAGAAATGCTGGGAGTTTCTCAAACCGCAAATAAACTTCGAAAAATACGATATTGACCCAGAGCAGGTAAGAAAGGATATTAAACTCACGTCGCTGCCAGTTGATTTCTTACTCAATGCGGATCAAAAATAAAAAAAATAGGCATTATGGATAAAGGATTTAATTACGCGCGGTTTTACGCGCTCTTAAAGCAGTTGCCAAAAGCAGACAAAGAAAACCTTGTGGAACAATATACCCACGGTCGGACGGTCCACCTGCACGAGACATCCATACAGGAGTACGATACGATGTGCAACGATATGGAACGAGTGGTAGGTTTTGACGAGCGCAGAGAGGCAATCCGAAAGGAACTCCGCCGAAAGCGCAGCGTGTGCCTGAAGCTGATGCAGCAGCTTGGTGTCGACACAACAGACTGGGCACGAGTTGACAACTTCTGCATGAATCCTCGTCTTGCCGGCAAGCCTTTTAGGAATATCAGTATTGAGGAACTTGAAGAACTCTCCGTAAAACTGAGGACGATCAAGCGCAAAGGTGGGCTAAAACTAAAGTCCTCACAAGAAGAAAATAGGAATACGACCTCATTTTTCTATATTCCGATGAATAACATAGAAAATTAAAAAGTATGACACCAAGAGAATTTGTAAAGCAAATGATGGATCACCTCCATACCCTCACGAAGGGCATGGGTGAAGAGGAATACGACAACTGCCTTGAGCAACTCTCTTTTGAGATTGAGGACGAACGCCAGCAACTAAACTGGTCAATAGACGAAGAATAGTTATAATTGATTCAAATAATAACAATATGGACACAGTAAACATTAAGAATTTGAGTAAGGAAGAGCGAGCAACATTGCTGGCTGAGTTACAGAAAGAGGACAAGCAGAATCGCATTGAGCGGCGCGAGACTTACGAGGGATTGCGTGCAGACCTGATACACGATGTAGAGACTCGACTAACGCGCATTGTTACAGATGTGCGTGACTTTCACGACTGGTTACAGGACGAGATAGACAGTTTTGTGGGTGTGATGCGTGATTATGGACAAGTGCGCAAGAGCGACCAGCGTAGCTATACTGTTACTGATGGCGATTTTCGCATAGAAATATCAAGTAACAATGTGAAAGGCTTTGACGAACGTGCTGATCTTGCAGCCGAGCGTCTTATCGACTATTTGAAGCGTTATATGAAAAAAAGCGAAAAAGGCTCTGACGATCCTATGTATCAGATGGCGATGACTTTGCTGGAGCGTAACAAGGCTGGCGACCTTGATTACAAGAGTATCTCTAAGCTCTACGACTTGGAAGCCAAATTTGATGGTGAATACTCCGAAATCATGAACCTCTTCAAAGAGGCAAATGTGGTGCAAAAGAATGCTGTGAACTACTATTTCTATAAAAAGAATCCAAAAACAAATGTTTGGGAGCGTATTGAGCCAAGTTTCTGCAGAATGTAAGAATCTCTTTTCGATAAAAAACCATCCAGCGGTATGTACTAACAGACTGTTGGGTGGCTTTTCGTTGATTAATAATTGACGGAAACACTTGCAAATAAGTCAATTGTTTACTAATTTTGCAAATATGGGGAAAGGAAGAAATAAAGAACTGATAGAACTGCGTGACACTGCTTTGTGCCGTCGTTACTACTATTGGACAGAAGAAAAGCGGCTCCGTTTTGATGATGCTCTTCGCATCCTATCAAAACAGGAGTTCTTCATTAGTGAAGAAAGAATAATGAGCATTATTCGTCGCAAGTGCAGTGAGATTAAAGATCTTCATGTACTACCAGTTCCCAAGGTAAGGATGCCACATCTAACCGCAAGGCAGTTAGAACTTTTTCAGAAGTAAAAGTAAAAAGAAAGCTTCGGGGAAAATAAAAAGGTAAAAGGTTTCATAGGCCTTTTACCTTTTGCTTTAAATATCATCTGCAGAACTATCGTGCAATTCAAACTGAAAAACATACTCATAGACTTTTATCATACCAGGAAGCGAGTAACAACGGCTTTTTGTCCGGTAAATTGGTCCCATGTTGTCGCTGTGTACTGAATCTTGTAGCGTTGTGTAAAGATGGTTTGCCATTTGTAGACGTTTGGCAACTTTCTCTGTAGTACCGGACTTTATGTGAGTATCATCATAGCAGTCTATGGCAAGTCTGGCTGTAAATGTTACTATCCCTTTCTGTGCACCTAATCCTATATCTTCCCAGTCTGCTTCCATATTGCCTATCAGAACACAAGGAAAAGTGACAGGATAAGTATCTTCTTCTGTCTCAAGCTGCCCGTAGTCCTCATCTACAAGCGAGAGTTCCGGTATTTCCTGGCTAATGAGTTCGAGGATTGAAATAAAAATCTGTTCCATTTCTATAATTTCATATTTTTTATAATTTGCTGTTCTATCGTATTATTGATTTTCTTGGTAAGTTCCGCACTTTCTCCAAGAAATTTACGCTTAGGTATTTTAATACTTAGTTTCTGCTTTTTGGTCAGGGCAAGGGCTTTCCATCCCCCTGCCGCAGCATTTTCCTGCGTACCGGCTTCCTTTGTTTTCTTCTTGCCCTTTTTCTTTCCAGCCGCCTTGTAATACATGGCCCATGCAAAGCGTCGCATCTTGGGCGTTACGGTCGGAGTGGCGGTGCCGCCCTCATTGTGTATTGCAGCGTATGGCACCTCATTGGCAACCTTCACTCTATAGTCTCCCGGCATATATTTTATAGACCCGAACAGGTGATTACGCCCGGAGAGCAGCGGTCCATACTGCGCCGCTGCCG